CCTTTTGGAAAAGGGAAACCTTGGAAAACCTAAGCGGCACACCGAATGGCGGGAAAATGCCCCATGGGTTTCCGGCGGATATTTGGCTCGGGTTGCCCAGTACCAATGCCGCTGCGGGGAAGTCAATGAATACCTCATCGGCATCTTCCACGTTGAAACTCGTGGCACCGAGCGCAAGGAAACGGCCCTGGACCTGCGTAATTTTCAAAGGCACGATTCAATCCATCTGACCTACACTTTTCTCCCCAATCAGGCCATCTGTCCCGCCTGCCTTTAAGCGGACAATTTTTGAAAGCAAATCATGGAATTCTCTGAATCCCGCATCGCTGAAATGCTCGACGCACATGCTCCGGCTGATGGCACCCCGGGGGAATGCCCTCATGCCCTTCTTGTCATCATGGCAAGCTGCCTCTGCGGCCTGCGCCTCGCCCTGGCAAATTCCATCGGACGTGAACTCCTGACCGAGCGCTTTGAACAGGTCCGTCGCATGACCGATCAAATCACCGAAATGGGCATGGCTGCCGTCTGCAAAACCCCCGATGACGTGAAACTCTTTGAACAAACCTTCCTCGCCCTGGAGCGGGATTACAAGGACCTTTTGAATGATTGCAAGTCTTAAGGCGCTAAGGGAAAAGGCGGCGCAGGGGATAATCCTTTCCCTCGACGAAGTAAAAGCTTTCGTCGCCGCCTCTCGCAAGTCCTACACCGCCGCCGAGGCCAAGGTCAAAGACCCGAAAAAACTCTCCCGCGACAAAGCCCCGGTGCAACAGGACATTGATTTTTTTTGAAAGGGAAATCCATCATGCCCATCCCCAAAAACTTCGCCGCAATCCTTGACAAACCCGGGAAATATTGTGTCCGGCAGAGTTACTACACATGGTATTGCGAAGTGACCTCAGAAAAAGAAATCTATCAGCTTCGCCCCTCCGACCTGACCCGTGACGGCATCCTTTCCGAAGATGGATGGAACCTTGAACAAGCGGAAAAAGCCACACTTATTCCTTTGGAGTAAATCATGCCCCTCTTCCTCCCCTCCGACCCGGACCTTTTCCCCACTGGTGAACTGAAAAAAGTGGAAAAAGCCCCCGAGCCAAAGCTCGAACCCAAGGACGACTGGAAAGAAGTCAAGCCCGGCATTTTCCAGAATGGATTAGGGCAAAAGCGAACCGGGGACATGCGGACGAAAATCGAGGAATCCCCATCAAATTTCACCAAAATAACAATTAATATCGAGGGCGACACAACTACCCGGGACATGACTCCTTATTCCAAAGCACATTGGGACGCTTGGTTAACCGGTTGGTTAAATACCTATCCCGGTATAACTTGGCAATTCTCCTGACCCCTCGCTTTGGGGCCTTCCCAGCCCCAAACCAATGGGCCATCCCCCATTCCGTTGCAGACGGTTTTCTGCGGAAAGAAAAACCAGCATGGAACTCACTAGACGCTATCAAGCCTTTCGCATTGTCCGTGAACCCATCGGCAAGGCCCCATTGGGCGAAATTCGCATATCTATGCAACCCATCGGAAAGCCCTTTCTCTCTCCCGAACCGGAAAAGGCCCTGCAAACCGCCTATCAGCAATTCCCCCTTCTCGGTCGGGGGGTTTGTGTGGGGTCAGCCCATGACTACTCCTGACCCCAATCTCTCCCTCCAAGCGGACGAAATAATCCGCGCAGTGAACGCCGGGGAGAAAATCCCAGCCGAAGCCCTGCGCGCTTTTATCCTCGCCGCCAATGCAAACCTTGAAAACAATCGAAAAACCCGCATCAAGGAAGAAGCGAAACTTCTCAAACCCACAGACGTGGACTTTTTCTGAAGAGGCAAAATGAACACTGAATACCAAATCTCCCCCACGGCAAAACTGGTGATAGATTTTGACTATCAGCCCGGAAGCCCTGGGGTTCACACATTGCCCAACGGCGATCCGGGCTACCCTGAAACCCCGGAAACCTTGGAAATTACCTCAATTGAACTCCACACAAAGCTCGGAAATAAGTGGTTCCCCTCCACCATTTTCCTCGACATGGAAATCCTGAACGAAGAATTCCTTTTGTCCCTGGCCGAAAAGGAAATCGAACGCCAACGGAAAATCCGTGAAGCCTCACAGGAAGACTAACATGATCCAATCTAACACCACCATCGCAATTCTCCTTGGCACCGGCTTTCTAGCCTTTCTTCTTTTCATCGGCAGCATGGCCCAGCTTTCCCTCGACTGCCGCAAGGCTGCAATGGCGCAGAAATATTCCGCCATTGAAATTCAGGGGATTTGCAAATGACCATTATATGCGACCCCGAAGACGCTTGGCTTCTAACTAGATATTCCTGGCATCTAAACAATTCCGGTTATGTTTCAGGCGGGGGCACTCGCCTATTTCACCGGGTAGTAATGCAAGCCAAACCGGGGCAAGAAGTTCACCATAAGAATCACAACAAACAAGACTGCCGCAAGGAAAATTTGGAATTTGTGACACATGCTGAAAATGCAGAAGCGCATTGGCAATTGAAGCATCCGGCAAAGCGCCTTCCAAAAACGTCAACCACAAAAATTGTCGGAGTTTCATGGGATAAAAAAGCAAATAAATGGCGTGCTTACACAACGCATCCGATGCGGGTTATCGGACGTTCCATTGATTTCTTTGAAGCCTGCTGCCTTCGCAAAAGTTGGGAGCGTTATGTATAATCAATTCACCCCAAACACAAAGACCGAATTTCCTCTGGTCTTCGATAATTCCATGCGCAGCGCCTTTGTCTCCTGCCCCCAAGCTTTCCATTGGGAGTACATGCGGCACCTGAAAACCCTTCAGCCCAGCATCCACCTGCATGCCGGAAAGGCCTGGGCCAGCGCATTGGAAATGATGCGATTGGTCTTTTATCGGGACAAAGAGCCCATTGAAAATGCAATGGAAGCGGGCATTCAGGCGCTCATTGCGGAGTACGGGGATTTTCCCTGCCCTCCGCATGTGGCGAAATCCCTCCCCCGCATGCTGGAAGCGTTTACTTACTACTGTCAGGCATTCCCTTTGGACGCCGATCCTGTGCAGCCCTATTGGGGCCACAACGGCCCGATGGTTGAATTTTCCTTCGCCCTCCCCCTGGACATTGAGGATGAAGGGCTCCGTCACCCCGACACCGGGGAGCCAATCCTCTATTCCGGCCGTGCCGACATGGTGGCAACCTATGCCGGCGCCCTGTCCATCTACGATGACAAAACAACCTCCCAACTCGGCGCTCAATGGTCCGGTCAATGGGACCGCAGAAGCCAATTTTCCGGCTATGCTTGGGCCGCACAGCAGATGGGGCTGAATGTTTCACAGATAATCGTCCGTGGCATCGCAATCAAAAAAACATCCATCGACCACGCCCAAGCCATCACTGTTCGCACAAAAGAACACATAGCCGAATGGCACAAGCAGGTTAAACGCGACATCAAACGCGCCATCACCTGCTACACCGAAGGCTACTGGGACAAAGACCTCGCCGAATCCTGCTCCGGCTATGGCGGCTGCATCTTCAAACAGCCCTGCGGCGCAAAAGACCCCGAACCCTGGCTAACCAGCAACTTCCAAATCCGGGAATGGAACCCCGTAACTCGTGAGGAGATTACCCATGAATCAACTTGAATATGCCAAAACCCTCCGTGAAGGCGCGGAGAAGCTTTTAACTTCGCCAACTAGTCAGTGGTGGTATGCTAGCATTTCTAGTAGCGATCAAGTTTTTAATTGGCTTTGCAAACTTAGTGAATCGGAAAAACCTTCTCATCCTCTCGACTTCATGACCAACAACCAAGCCGCCCTCTGCTTCCTCCTCCTCGCCACTGCCCTCGAATCCGGGGACCTGTAATGGGCCAAAAAACCATCTTCATTTCCGCAGTGTCCATAAAAAACCTCCTCACCGACCCCCCATCCAAGATTTTTCTTCTCCGTGCCGCAGCTTTGGAAAAACAGGCCACCCATTGCGATGTCTTTTTTCCCTGGCCGGCTTTGGCAGAGAGCTTTCGAAACGACGCGGAGAAACTGAGACAGGCTTATAGAAAGGGTTTGAAATGACTAACACCGCCGAACTACAGGCGCGGCTGCGGATAGCCGATGCGCGAGGACTGGCCCCGCCACAAAACTGGACAACCGTTTGCGCCGACGCCCTCGCCGCACAGGATGCGGAGCTTGCCGCGCTACGGGCAGAGCGTGACGCTGCTGTGGCGGATGCGGAGCGGTGGCGCTGGTTGCGCGAGCTTCGGTGCAACTCGTTGAGCCTGACGCGCAACGATGACCACGCATGCAACTACATGACCGCGAAGCAGTGGATTGAAGAAACCGGGCGAGCCGAAGACTGGGAAGACGTACCCGCCGAAGAGTTGCAGCGCATGAAGGACACGAACACCATCTGGCGCCTGCAGGTGTACCCGGACACCCCCATCGGCTTCAATGTATGGCATGGCGCAACGCCAGAAGCAGCCGTTGACGCAGCCCGCACACAGCCGGAGAAAAAGCCATGACCCGCCTCCCCTGGCCCGGTGAAATCTGGGTTCTAACTTTCTCCCGCGGAATCCCGGGCGTTAAACCCCTGGAAGTCCAAATCACCGATGTCGATTCCTCCCTCGTTTGGTTCGTCTACACCGATAAAAACGATACCTCAAATCTCCTCGCCACTCCCACGGAAATCTTCCCCTCCCTCTACACTTTTGTCCGAGGCTCGCAATGCAAGATCCAAGCGAAAAAGAGCTTTTCCTTCAAAACCGCTTGGCAATGGCTTCGGTCCTTCTTCACCAATGTACCCAATTCCTAGCCCGGCATCCCCATCCTAACTCAACCCTTTTCATCGTCCAATGCGAAGATTTTTTCTTGGAAACACGGAACTTGCTTCTTGCGGAAGTGGAGAAGGAAAATTCGGCTGGAAACTCTTTTGCCGCACCTGCGGAGAAACCTGGGGAGAAATTCACGGGGTGGAAAAGCATGAATGGGCAAGCGTATCAACACCATGTGGAAAACACGGAACAGCCCATTGGACCGGGGGCTCATTCCTCCGTCCACTTATCTGGTGGGACGAAAGAAACGGACGGACAATGGAGGCTCAGCTTAATAGCCTCGATGAGACAATGCTTCGATACGAGGCAAAAGTGAAAGCTTTACAGATAAAGGAACACTCATGTGCATCCTAGCCAAAACCATTTTCAACGAATGCGAAAAGCATTTTGAAAAATCCGACGCGAAATACTATTCTCATCTATATCGCATCCACAACGGTGCTGGGTATCTTATCATAAATCGAACAGATTGGGAAAAACAATCAACCGATCAGGAGAAATTTGCGGTAATCCAAACCCGCCTGAACACCCTTTTCAACCTTATTAGCACAAAGGCATCAGCATGACCGAACTTCAAACCGCACTTGCCAAGGTTCCAAAAGACTACACCGGATTTAAGACGCTCCTAATGGGCCCCACCGGCGTAGGCAAGACTCGTTCAATAGGCACATTAATCGATCTTGGGTTGGAAGTATTTTACATTAGTCTGGAGCCGGGTCTGGAGACTCTGATCGGCTATTTTACAGACCCTAAACCTGAAGGGCAGGGTCTGGATAAGCTTCCTGCAAATTTCCATTGGCACACAATCAAAGCGAATACCCAAAAATTCTCCCAGATGAAGGAAATTGCTTCCAACATCGGGAAATTTGATTTGTCCGCAATCGCCAAAATGAGAGATTCGAACAGAGCTCAGAACAATCAAATGCTACCTTTGTATGAATGCCTTAACGACTTCACGGATCAAAAAGATGGAAAAAAATATGGACCTGTCGATGCAATGGGCCAAAATTGTGTTGTTGTTATTGACGGTCTATCTGCCCTTTGCCGTATTGCTATGGAAATGGTTACCGGGGCAAAGCCTGTCCGCGACAAGCCAGATTATGGCATTTATGCAGGTAATGTTAGCAATCTGCTACTCAAGCTAACCAGCGGCTGCATTTGCCACTTCGTCATCCTAGCCCACGTCGACCGCGAAGTAGATGAAGTAATGGGTGGGGTTAAACTCTTCCCCTCAGTCTTAGGGAACTCACTCCGTGCCAATCTCACTCAACCGTTCTCGGACGTTATTCTTGCAACGCGAGAAACGTCGAAATTCTTCTGGGACACGGCGAACAGTCAAGCCGACCTTAAAACCAGAAATTTGCCAATTAGCTCTCGAATCGAACCGAACTTTGACCAAATTTTCCTTAGATGGTTGGGACGGGCAAGTGTCTCGGGGGCCTAATCCATTTTATCCCCTAACCTACGAAGAGGCGAAAGCTTTGATGCTGGATTTTCAGGGGGACTATCGAAATTTAACCTATCGAGGCGATCCTGTTGAATTAACAGGCATCACCGACTACATGCGTGGAAAGCAGGAACCCCGCACCTTCACAATCCACCACACCAAATCCGAGCGGGTGGAGATTGTGGAGTTGACCGAAGCAATGGAATATTGGTTGCAGCAGGTTGGCAGTTTCACACACTATACTGTTCCACCCCTTGAAGTTAGCTGGATAGCAAATAAACAAGACTACATTGTTAGCCACCTCCTTCGCATAACCCGCGAAGACATTTTAACCGAACGCATCATCGAAAGCCCGACATGAACATCAAACTCACAAAACCCTGGGTCATCCAACCCTGCGCGAATGGCATTGCCCTTTTTCCCCTTGGTGGCTCCGCCCTCGACCTGAAAGATGCCTATTTCTTCGCAGACACTTTGGACCTAAAAACGGCTATCGTTTCCCTCATCGAAAATGATTCTCCAAAAGAACCAGAAAAAACCCTTGACACCTGAACCAAATCCCCCTATCATCCCATCCTGCCCTAGCCCGGGGGACTATCGCAGGATTTACCCTCCCTCCCCCAAATGCAAAAAGGAAACTTAAACATCATGGCTAATAACCGCCTGTTTGACCCCGTGGCTTTTATGAACGAGCAATTGGAAGAAAATGCCACGGCATCTATTCCTCTCCCCGAAGGCGAACCCTTGGCGCAAATCGTGAAAGTCGATTTTGCCAACGGCGAGAAAAACGGTAAGCCCTGGACCCGCTTGGACGCCCGGCTGGAAATCACGGACTTTGCCTATCTCGGCGATTACCCCGCCGTGGACGGCAAGGTTTCCCGCACCTTCGGCATCATGCTGGATTTGGAAAACGGCCAAATCGCCACTGGCCCCAATCGCAATGTTCGCCTGGGCAAGTTCCGTGAAGCCGCCGGCGTCAATGGCAAGCCCCTGGCTGCATTGGTCGGCCAAATGATCCGAGTTGCAATCAAGCAAAAGCCTGGTTACAACGACCCCAGCCAAACTGTCGATGAAATCGTGGGTTTCTCGGCGGCGTGATTGACCGGGGCCGGGGAAACTCGGCCCCTTTTTCTTTGGAAAATCATGATCCCCCTCTGCCACACTTGCCGACATTATCGAAATTCTCCCGCCGGGGAGAAATGTGCCAACCCCAAAATCCCCGCTGGGCCAAACCCCTTATTCTGGGCCGTTTTAAAATGCGGGGAGAAAAGGGACTTCTGGGAGAAAAAACGTGATTGATTTTACCGGTTTGTCGAAGGTCGTCACTGCGATTGCGTTTCGAGGAAAAACCTATTCAATTGAACGGTTAACCCCGAATGGGCTTTTAGAACTGCAAGAGGCATTGCGGGAAATTGATAGGCCCGCAGCAGCGCAGCCGCTGACCGCAATTGCAAATGACATTCTCTCGGCTACAGAAGTGCTCAATCAGGTGCGCGCCCTAGACGCCGCCACCCCACCAGCAGCGCCTGAGCCGCTGAGCGAGTGGGCCATCGTCGAAATGGTGTCGACGTGGGGCGCTACCAAAGGCGCGAGCCTTGCCGATCTGATCCGCACGGTTGAGCGCGCCCACGGCATTGGGGCCGGCGCACAGGAGCGGGCATGACCGAATACGAAGCCCAAGTCATTTTCCATGCCTGGCACAAAGAACAGTGCCAGTGGCATTTAATGGCGGGGCTTTCAAGAAAATACAAATGGCACCGGGAACAAGCTAAGTGGCATAATGCTCGCTTGAACACCCTTCCTCTCAGTTTTTTTGTGGCGTACGCTTTTAAGAAAAATGCGCACCTAATCACCGCAAATGTTACAAAGAACAACTCCCTTTTCAACCGTCTAAAAGCAAAATGACCCTCTCCTCAGGACAACTTCCCTCGGAGATAATGATTATCGCCGACGCCCCAGACTGGCACGAGCTCTCCCGGAACGACGCCTTCTCCGATTGGGCAGTCACACAAACCCTAATCCCCGCCTGCAAGGTCCTGGGGACAATCAAACATGCCTGTTTCCTCACCTACCTTTTCCCCCGCGCATTGCAAGAAAAAGAAGAACCCAAAACCTTCCTCGCCGAACGCAAAACTTCCCCCGGCGCCGGCTGGGTTTGGGAAAATGGTTTCTGGCTCAACCCGGAAATTCTTAATCACAAGCGCGAGTTACTTCGGGTCATTGGGGAGGTAAAACCCCGCATTATCATTGCCACGGGACCTTTGACCCTTTGGGCTTTGGCCGGGGTGAAAGAGTTATCCAAGTGGCGGGGGAGCAGGCTCCAGCCCCCGGGCCTGCCTTGTCCATTGGTCCCAACTCTCCCCCTCGACAGCCCCAAAACCCAACCCGAAAACCTGGGGATTATCCTCATGGACTTCAATCGGGCGAAGAACATTTACGAGGGCACTCAAGTCCCCAAGGACTACAAATTCACCATCAAACCCACTTTCAAAGAAGCGGAAACCGCTTTATGTGCTCTATATCAAAAAGCCGAGGAAGGCCCTTTACTCCTAGCCGGGGACCTAGAAACCCGTTTAGGGCACATTGCTTGTTTTGGAATTGCTTGGAGTGAAACTGAAGCGATCTGTCTGCCAATCCTCCATGTTGGGCAAGCGGAACCTTTTTATTGGACTGACACCCAAGAAGCTTGGCTTATTGCTATTCTGCAAACTTTGTTTCGCCACCCAAACATAACCTGGACCGGGCAAAACTATCTCTACGATTGCCAATACTTTTTCCGCCATTGGGGCTTTCTCCCCATCAAGGTCTTCGACACAATGATCGGGCATCATTCCCTCTACTCCAACATGCGCAAGGGCCTGGACTTTCTTTCCAGCAAATACGCCCACGACCATGTTTATTGGAAGGATGAAATTAAAGAATGGGACCCGGTCTTCGGGGAACAGCAATATTGGACGTATAATTGCAAAGACGCCTGCATTACCTGGGAAATCACCGGGGCCATTAAACAAACTTTGGAGGAAATGTTATGACTGATCGGGAACTTTTGGAACTCGCGGCGAAAGCTGCGGAGATTGCTCTTGTTTGGTGCGACAAGATTGATTCCGGCATTTGCTATGAGCACATAAGCGATCATCCAAGGCCGCATTGGGGGCATGCAGAGTACCCGCACCAAGAGTGGAACCCCCTAACCGATGATGGCGACGCTTTTCGTCTAGCTATAAAGCTTGACATGCGAGTCTCCGTAAATCAAGTCGATTGGGCTGGAAATGCGTATGTGGGGGCTCTTGTCTTCGATGAGAAAAATGGCCCGGACGCCTACACGGCTACTCGGCGGGCAATCGTTATGGCAGCGGCGCATATTGGAGGGCAGTTGAAATGAGCACAGCACCAGAACTGCCGGCGCTGCCCAGCGTTGGGCCTGTCTGCTACGCCATGAGGGCGGATATCGAGCTTTACCGCGTACCACGCGTCGGAGCGCATCTCGTGGGCGTGTATGACATCGCCCTATACACCGCAGACCAGATGCTCGCCTACGGCGCCGCCTGTGCTGCTGCGGAGCGTGAGGCGTGCGCGAAGCTCTGTGAAGAGGGTGAAGAATATTCCGGCACGGACAGTTGGCTAGTAGGGCATGCCACAGCCTGCAAATCCAAGGCTGCTGCCATCCGCGCAAAAAAATGACATTTTCCCTCCGCGATCATTTCGAGTTTCAGCAGGCCCTCTTTTTCCCCGTTCTCCGCATGATGAATCGGGGGATTCGGATTGATGAAAAGCTGAAGGCAGAACTTCGGACGGAAATTGTGAAACTGGCTTTTGAACGACAGGAGCAATTGGATTACATTTGCGGCCACAGCCTAAATGTCCGCAGCCCAAAACAACTAATTTCCTTCTTCTACACCGACCTGGGCATTCCGGGGATAAAGAATCTAGCCACGGATTCCCTCACCACAAACTCCCCGACGATGGCCTTAATCGCCCAGCGGGAGCCCGCCCTAAAGCCCCTGTGCCAGCTAATCGTAGAACTGCGCTCTTTGGGCGTTTTCAAAAGCACCTTCATCGACGCCGAGCTAGACACCGACTCCCGCATGCGCTGTTCCTTCGGCATCGCAGCAACCGAGACCAATCGCTTCAATTCCCGTGAAAATGCCTTCGGAACAGGCATGAACATGATGAACATTCCCTCGGGAGAAAAGGAGAAAATTAAAAGTGAGACCTATGTTAAGCTGCCAAATATTCGTAAGCTTTTCATTCCGGACCCCGGCTATACCTTCTTCGACATGGATTTGGACCGGGCTGACTTACAGGTTGTTGTTTGGGAAGCAGACGACAAACCATTAAAGCTCGCCCTCCGCTCCGGCATCGACACACATTGTCTCAACGCCTGCGACATCTTCGACATAAAAGGAATCCCGCCCGATGAGCTTACCGAAACCCATCCGAACTACAAGGATAGACGGGGACAAATTGGTGAAAGTCGCCGAGGCAAGGCGAAGGCCGGTGTTCACGCAACTAATTACGGAGTCGGCGATCGCACATTGGCGATGGCTCTCGGAATCACAGTACAAGAAGCCGCGCAATTCCGGCGGAAATGGTTTGCAGCGCATCCCGGCATCCAGAAGTGGCATACACGCACAACTGAGCAGGTTACCAAAAGAGGCTATATTGAAAACCGTTTCGGTGCGCGTTTTTATAGGCTCGGTCGTTTTGACCTACCCGAATTTCTGGGCTGGCTCCCGCAGAGCACTGTTGCCGGTGTTATTAACCGAGCCCTACTCAACATCGACACCGAAGCGCAAGCTGGCCTCACTTCTATCCAGCTTCTTCTCCAAGTCCACGACTCCCTTGCTGGCCAGTTTCTTTCGAGTAAAAGGGATGAGGAAATTGCCAAGCTCAAAGCCCTTTCTCAAATTGTGGTGCCCTATGAGGACCCATTGATTATTCCTGTAAGTGTTAAATGTTCCATTCAATCATGGGGGGATTGTTCGTGAGTTCAGCTTATCAATCATGGCACAGTATGAAACGCCGTTGCCTTTGGCCTTGGCATAAGGATTATGCCCGTTACGGAGCAAAGGGGATTACAATAGCTGTAGCATGGCATATGTACAGTGTTTTTCTAAAAGACATGGGAGAGCGTCCTCCTGGGACTACTCTAGGGCGAAGAGACAATGATAAAGGCTACAATAAAGACAACTGTTTTTGGGCTACCTATAGTCAACAGGCGCAAAATAAGAAAAAATTAGATAGAAATACCAGCGGATGCACTGGGGTGTCTTGGCAAGCAAAACAAGGAAAATGGCTTGTCTCTCGTAGCAAGGATTATGCTCGAATAACTCTCTATTGGGGTTTGGATTTCTTTGAAGCATGCTGTGCCGCTAAAAGTTGGGAAGTTAATGTTATAGGGGACTGCAAATGACAACCTACACCCATCTCTGTAATTTCCCTGGCTGCACAATTTCCATTGGAAAAAATGCCTGGGCCTGTTCCGCCCACTGGCAACAGTTGGACCCAGTTCTTCGGATTGAGCTATGGAACAATTATCCGAGTCCGATTGAATATGCCAGAAGCTCAACTAGGATCAAGGAGATTCTGGCCTTAGCCCTGCGGGCGAAGCTAGACTCCGGCCCCAATCAGGAGAATGCGAAATGAACCTATTTTCCGGTTTGAAGGGGGAAGGGCTAGGCAACCAAGCCGAACTCTATTGCCCTTTCTGTAAAACCTGGACCGACATTGGGCCTGAATATAACGACAAATCCGAACAACGCTGGAATTGCGGGTTTTGTGGAAAGGGCCCAGAACAATGGGCCCCATTTGAGCATTATCCTGTCGCTTTAGAGGCGTGGAACACTTGGGTTTTGGAGGAGCGCGGTGTCAAATGAACGAGAAATCCCCGATTGGCTATCAGAATTCACCCGAAACTCCGCCTGGGGAGAAGCCCCACAGCACATGTATTTCTGGGTCGGAGTGGCGACTATTGCTGCAACCCTGCGAAGGCGTGTATGGCTGGACATGGGCACATTCGACTGGTATCCGAATCTTTATACCCTGCTCGTTGCTCCACCGGGAGTCATTGCCAAAAGCACAACCGCCGATCTTGGATTCACAAGAATCCTTAAAAAGGTTCCTGGAATTAACTTTGGCCCCGCAACCCTCACTTGGCAAGCCATCTACGACGCCTTCGTCGAAGTCGGAGTAGAATTTGAAGTCCAGGGCGAACCGGAAATGCACACGGAATTTGCCTTGGCAATCCTGTCCTCCGAGTTTGGCATCACCCTAAATCCAAAAGACACCGAAATGATCGACCAACTCGTCCACATTTGGGACGGGCGGGAGATGAGAAAAAGAACCAGAAAAGACGGGGATTTAACGATTGCCACCCCTTGCCTCAACTTAATAGCCTGCACCACCCCTTCATGGATATCTGAAAATGTACCAAAATACCTCATTGGTGGGGGTCTTACGAGTCGCATGCTTTTCGTTTATGCAGACTCGAAGGTCCAATATATTGCGTATCCAGGGGACGCTATCCCTAAAGACTACAAAGAGCGAAACGCAAGGCTCATCCGTGACTTGGAGCGAATCTCTAATCTTACCGGAAAGTTCACTCTTACCCCTGATGCAAAAGCTTGGGGAACAGAATGGTACGAGCATTTCCATAAAGTGGAATCAAAACAAATCGACGCCACAATCCTTGGAGGATATATCGCGAGAAAACAGACCCTGGTACATAAAGTGGCAATGTGCCTGTCCGTCAGCCTTTCTGACAACCTCGTTATATCCAGAGAAATCCTAGAAAGAGCCGTCAAGCTCATCACCCACCTTGAAGCGGAAATGCCGCTGGTCTATTCCAAAATCGGGCAAACTTCCGAAGCTGCTGCTGGGGAGACAATCATCGAATTTCTGAAAAGATACAATGGCACCGTCCCCTTCGCCCTGCTCTATCGTTACATGCACAAAAGTTTCCCCAATGTAGAAGAATTTGAAACAATTCTCCGCGGCATGATTGAGGCCGGTTACATCACCATCAACAAAGCCAATCGCACGGTCATCCTTTTGGAGAAAAAAGATGGCCAATGAGAAGCTTCAAATGAAAATCTACAATGAGGGCTATTGCTGCCCTTATGGCTATCTTCGCCTTTGCCGGGCCAGAGGGCAAACCAATGGCAGCATTGCAAAATACCAAAACCTCAGCATTAAAATCATTCAATACAACTATCGAAAAATCCTTTCCGGGGGACATAAATGCCAAAATCTCCAAGACTGTCTTCTCCACGACATTGAAACAATAGAAAAAGAAAAGGGCCAATGAGGCCCTTTTTTGTTGCTGGAAAAATCCCTCTTTCTCAGGACTTTCTTCCCTCGAATTGTACTTCAGCCATTCTTGACCGAATAACCCGGCCAAGACAAGCATGCTCGGTGTAAACCAAAACCGAAGTCGCGCCATCTGTCACAGGCTTCACAACCCAAATCCCGGTGTCAATAATTCCCGCATCGTGCACAATGCCCTGGCTTTGTGCCGCATCAGGCCGGGCTACAGAGGCCATCCCCCGCACCCCGGAGGCATCCACGGCATACCCATACATTCGCAATAGCCTACATTCATCCCCTCGATGCTTCTCAATAACAATATGCACCCGCACGTTATCCTCGCCCCTATCCACAACAGTAGTGGACACTGGCGACACAACAGGATAAGCATCATCGTATAAATCCAAAATTGGCGCAGCCCAATGCGGGGCCATTAGCACAAGCATTATGCCCAAACTAAGCCCAATCAACGTACTCCAGGGCATTCGCCAAACAGCCGAAACAACCTTCATCATTTGAACCGCCCTGACATAACAAACCAAGCAAGCATCCCCGCAACAGCGGCAGTGATGACGATGTTTATAATTCTTCTCCCCAGCCACTGCGCAACATTTGTCCCGGCGTGCTGCTCCAATTCCTTGTAGCCTTGCGCCCAAAACTCCGCGCGCAGGTTCTCGTCTGACAAAACCCGACGAAAGGCCCTTTCCACTCCGCTTTCAATCATAGCGGAGAGGGTATTATCCTGCTGAAGTGCCCTAGCAACCCGCTCTTGCACCCGGCGTTCAATTTCCGCCTCTCGCTGTTCGTCAGACTGCACCAACATACATCAGGCCGCCGCTCTAGCCGCTGTGAATAGTGCATCCGCCTGGGCTGTGGTTAGGGTTCCCGGTACCAAGGCACCAAGGTCCGCCCGGGTGAACGTCTGATCCATGCACTGCCAGCGAACCTTAAATTCAGTCATCGGCAACGCCGCAATAGCTGCGTCCAAAGCCGTCAGCCTAGCCTGTGCCAAAGCCGCCAGCCGCATTTGCAGCACGGACACTGTGGGCGCACCGTTTTTCTGCCGCAGAGCAGCGCGCAGCTTTTCGGTGCGCTCAATCAAAGCTGCATCAGCCGCCGCATCCCGATCCCGATTGTCCAAAAAGGCCCGCAGTTCCCCGGTCGCATTGGGATAATCCATCGCAGCTTCCATGTGATAAATCGTCGTGCCAATGGTAATCAATTCACCATCAACCCCACGAATCGGGCCTTGCGCTGTCGTCGAAGTTCTCATCGCTTTTCTCCTTAACGATATCCACGCCCAGGGCGGGAGCTTGTTTGTACCGGGGTTTTCCGGGTTCCAACATAAACCAGTTCATCATTAAAATCAAAACCAGAGGTCACGCCTACAAGCTCTTGGTTTCCGGCAATACGTGCGGAGGTGTAGTTAATCGCCGCATCTTCCCCAGACACAACTTCGTCATACTGATTAACCGGGCTGGTGGAAGCGGAGTCATTAACACTTTGTCCAGCCCCACTTTTGTGGATATTAACCATCCCCTCCACTGTTCCAACAGTGTTGCTCATAAGGAAAAGGTTGTTCAGCATTCGTTGGTAGGTCGGCTGATCTACGCTTGTTGATCGCCCGTAAATTGGCGTCTTACGCCTGGTCCAACCAGAGCTGGCAGTGGAGACGGCTACACGAAACCTATCGTGCCCATCATCCCTGAACAAACTCCCCCTAATTGTCATGGCATTGGTAGAGTTGTTATTGTTCCAATAAACTGCAAATCCTGCTACACAATCATGCCGAGTTCCGCAAAGCCTGGTATTTTGTACAGCAGCGGAAAAACTATGCGCACCATCATCCCCGCCATGCACAGAGGCAATTATAGTAATATGATGGTCAATGTTTTGATTGTTCAAAGAGGTATTCGTGTCATTCCATGCCACGCAGGTGTCATCGTAATAAATTCCGCGCAATTGCACAGTTCCGACAATCTGGCTCTGCACTGTCTGCTGACTGACACGAATTGGTCCAATAGTGGAAACGCCAGGAATGGCCCAATTTAACCCTCGCTGATAATTCGGTCCTCCGGTGAGAACCCCCTTCCCATCGCTGGCATCATCGAGGATAATGTGGCAATTTCTGGGATAAACGTCCCCATCCGGGGCACCAATGACGTTGGCCCTTTGGCACTGAATTTGCGCATGGCTAAAACCCGTGATCTTGGGGTTATAAATCCAAAGCCCATCCATCGACCCTTGATGATTTAAGCCATTCTGCGCAGCCAATTCCGATGTGGCAGTCGTTTTAAACTGCGTAGTTGGATTCCCTGCATGCAGGTCGGGGTCACGGATCACCGTGTTAACGGCAAAGGACGTAACGTGATCTTGCGTCGGCCGAACTGTCCAGGCATTTCCTCCGCTAGCCATTCTCGTTCTGGGCCGAATTAGGGTCACATTTTCAATCTGCTGCCCGTCGGCCGAAGTTTCAAAATTCATTGCCCCGCCAATGCTTTGAAAGGTATCAAAAGTCACATTCAAAGCATTCTGCACTTGCAAAGAAGTCCCACCTTCTTCACTCCACCCGATGAAACTAAAATAACCATATTTCGTCGCTGGGCTCTGGCCGACCGTTCCGGTTTTAAAGTACAGATAAAAGTTCGCTGCACTACCGGTCATGCAGAAATCGCCTTCATCGGTGATGTCTGAAAGACCATCACAAAACAATCCGGCAATTAGGTATTCACCAGTGTTATCCCCAAGCTGATGCCCGCCCCAACAACGAATCCGTGTTGGGCTATTGCCGGAAATATTGATAACAGCAGTCGTGCGATAAACATCTCCAGACCCTGCACTCCAAACTCCGCCAGAAATTGAGCCTTGGGTAAAGTCACCGTTTGTCAAATAGGTATGCCCGTCAATGGTCGGGTACCATTCAGCGTACAGAGGCTCGGACGTAACAATGTCTTCCCACCGCTTTATGGTGATACTGGCATAGCCACCGCCAATTCTCCCGGGGCTGGTCCACGTGTCAAAAGTTGTAGAAGTATTGTGAAAAACACAGGCCGGGTGAAACAGGAGTTCCAAGGCATCCCCGGCACCAGCGGCCGATTCGACCAAGGCTTCGACGCCAGAAAAGTCGGGATATGGGCTCACAGAAGTCCCAGCCCCGCCCCCAGCCGACACCGAACCATAAGGCAAAGTGGCCGCCGTGTTTGCAGTTTGATAATACCTACGAACAATTGCCATGATGTTTACGGATTGTGAACTTCAACGTAGAAATTGTGGCCTGTGCTTTGCGACCCGCCAACTCCACCTGCATCGAATTGCATGGTGACAGTAAAGGTTAGATCGGTTCCAGTCGCAATTGCCGTAGCCGTTGCACTGGCGCTGCTTGCTGTGGTACTGTATCCAGTAAAAGTGGTGACAGTCCTAAGGGAGCCCTCAGTCGGAATGGCTATGCCAAGCATCCGTTCCATCGCATTCTGCGTAGCCGTAACCGCACCCGAAGTAAGCGTAGTTCCATTTACCTTAATCCGAGTAGTCTTTGCGTCAGCTTCTCCGATGTAATCAGAAAAAACATACACATTGATTCTGGAGGCATCAGCCCGCAGCCATTCAGGAACAACCCCAGTATAAGCCGTGAGTTCAGTAGTACCAGGGTTAACAGCAGACGCGTACGCCCCAAGTTGGGCCGCTTTGAACGAAGTCCCGCCGATCCCACGGAAATTTCCGCCAACATCATTCCATTCAAGTTCGAGCCCATTATTCAGGTCGGCAACATAGAATGTAGCGGAGACCGGGGTCCCCAGGGTGATTAGCGCAGCCCGCAGCGCCGACATTTGCGCGCTGAAAGTTTGAATCGCCCCGCCGCGAAGGAAGATGTTTGTGGTATCATCCCCGTAGCCAAATCCTTCTGAGTCATAAAGAATGACCGCTTCCAGGCCACCGGCTACCCAATCACGAGTTTCAATTCTCCCACTGACATCATAGCCAAGGGTCCACGGAATGCCATCGACAGTTTCGGTTAAAACGCGAAACCCTCCGTTAACAGGGTCAACTTCGTAGGTAACGGCAGTGCGGTCTGAACCGCCTCCGCCAGCATCAGAAGTGCCCCCGCCCCCGCCCCCGCCACTCGTTCCAGGCGGGTTATGCGTAGAAACAGCAACGCATTGCATTTCAATCCCCTCCGTAATAGGAAACGTTCAAAGCCGCAGAGGCGGTTTGCTCGATGAACTTAAGACGAGTTAGGCTGCTTGCGGCGTATTGCAATTCAGCGCCAGCGGCAAGGGGATAGCCAATGGAAGCCGTAGGATCAGTCCCGTCATCCCGCCACCTAACCGCCTGCGTTTGCGGTGTGACAATGGCAAAAGCCGTCCCAACCGGGATCGTCAGGGCAACCGCCGCAGACAAGTCGGTAATTTGTTGATAACCAAGCGAACGGGCAGACATGTTTTCTCCTTCGATAAATTAGGTAGCAGACACCAAATGCCCGCTGAACGATTCGACAAGAGTTGCAAGGCCCCCGCCGACAGTGGTATAGATGGAAACGATATCCGAGGCAGCAAGCAAAACAGTGGCCCCGGCACCTGTTCGGACATTCAAACTTGACCCCGAAATAGCCGTTGCCCAGACATCAATAGCGGCCCCATTTACCCGCAAAGCGCCATTGACATATCCGCCGCCATTATTCGATTGGACGACAAAATCAAAGTGGTAATACCCGGCAACCGGAGCCGTGTAACGGCCAGTTGCGGCGTTAAAAGCCCCGGCAGGATCAAAAACTTCAGTGTAGGTTGTGGCTTCATTTGTCCCAGCAGACGATGTAGCACTGGAGCTTGCCCGAAATGGGCGCACAGCCTGCACCAAGCCTTCCGGGGTGAATTTAGCAACTTCCGCCCCATTACAAGCCACACCTATTTCATCACTACCGGCATAGAACAAACCGGAATCCGTCGATGAGGAAAAATTCAACGACGGAGCCGCAGCGGAGCCGGTTGCTAATTCAATCGGGGTAAGCGCAACAGATTTTGTGTTGGCAACGACAAAGGATCGTACCCCTAAAACTGCAAAATCCATCGCACCCGCCCCTGAGCGGTAGATCCCAGTAGTTGGCTCTGCGGAGAAACTGAAACTCGGATCCCCAAGAGAACCGGCAGATATTTCAATACCGGCAGAGGCTTCGATGTAGGTTAGGGCAACAACCTTTGTGTCCTTCACCGAAAGCGAACGAACACCCCCAGCGGTGAAGTCTAGTGAATCTGCGCCTTCGCTGTAAATTCCGGTATTCGTATCCCCCGTGATGAACAAACTCGGCGCTGCCGAGGTTCCCAGGGCCAAACCCAACGAAGCACTGCTCTGCCCGAAAAGCAAATACTCCCCCGATGTACTCGCTGCAACCGCCCCCGTATGCTTAAACCCACCCATTGGCAAATTCGCAGTGGCGGCATTCTGCCCATTTTTCGTCAGGGCCACATTCAGCCCCGTTGAAATGTCGTTTAATGTGCCATTATAGCGGACAGAATCCACCAAATTCCCCGGGGCTTCGGGGAAGTATAAGGCGGGGAGGGAATAAACCCCTGAGCCGTTCCAGGACATGGTTATTGACCTTCCAGATTAGGAATAACTTGCTGCTGCCCGCCAGCGAAAGATTTGAGGCTAAGCATTAGTGCAATTTTTTCTTGAGGGGTAGCATTTTCAAGAAGCTTCGCAATTTTCACAGGGTCCTTTAGGTCTTGGGTGAGACTTTGGAGGGTGGCTTCACTAGCCTTCCCTTGCACACGTTCCAAGATTGCGCGGGCAATCATAATGGGGCGGGAAAGCATACCTGGGGGCTCAATGGGTTCAAAAGCATTCCCCAATTTTTCCCGGGCAGAGGTTGTTCCCTTGCGAGCAAGGCTTTCCGCAATGCCTTGGCCTTGGAGATTTTTGTAAACCGAACCAAGATTCAGCATCTGCTCTGCTTCTAGTAGTTGCTCCAATTCCTTTGCCTGTCCGCCCCCAGCCTGTCGAATAGTGCTTGGCGCATCCCGCATAGCCCCAGCGAAAACCCCCGCCCGTTGCGAAGTGTCCAATGGGGCCTGAAGCTTATCTTCCAAATACTGTCCAACCCTCATTTGTGTAATGGGACGAGAAGCCGTTTCAAAGTTTGTCCGAGCCGTTTCATAGGTAGGATTCTTTGTTCCAAGCCAGGACATGAGCGCCTTTTGAGCTTGAAGGACCTCCCGCTTTTCAGTACCGGCAAGAGGGGTGTTGGTTTCTTTGGAAAGAAGCTTATCCAGGCCGAGTTTGGTATAATGCAGAAACTGCGTCAGATCGTCCTTGGGGTTAATCTTGTTCGCCTTCGCCAGGTCCAGGGCAGCCGGCAAAGCCTTTTGCACGTAGGGATTTTGGAAAAGTTGGGCAAGCGTCGGATCGGCGCGAATTTGCTGTTGAAAAGCCCCGGCATAATCGGCGTCAGACTGCGCACGACGAGCGGCCAGGGCTTGTGCCAAAGCGGTTTTATCTTTCCCCACACTCTGCACAAGGGCCAAACGGGCTGCTTCATTCTGCTTGCCAATTTCCCCGAAACCCGTGGGATCGTGCGAGCCAAGGAGTTTTTCTAGGGCCGGAATTTCCGCATTCCCCGTTGTTGCCGCCCTTTGTCCAGTAGTTGGATAGCCCCCGGGCATATCGTCCGAAGTGTTACGAAGAGCCTGAATCAAAGCCTGCTTTTTCCCCCCGGCCAGATCGGAAAGGAGGCGAGCCTTAATCGCTTCCATACCCCCTTCAAACCAGGGCTCAGCGAGATTGTGTATACCACGGCCAAACAGTTGCCCAGCACCAAGCGCCATTTGTGGAGCAATCCCTCCGGCAATGCCAGCCGCCATTTGCCCCCAAACAGGGGCATTTTCTTGCTTTGCGCTTTCGGCCGCAGCCGCTCCGCCAGTAGCGGACAGAGCTTGCGCGCCAGGGTTTTGGGCCAAGGCGGCCAAGCCGGCCGGAGCATTTTTTGCAACCCCAGCAAGTCCACCAGCACCAAAGCCCGCAGAAGTTCCGGCTTGAACTACCTGCTCAATTTTATCCTGCGGGCGTGGAAAGCCTAGGGAATCCAGGGCAGAGTCGAGCGCCCCCGAGGTTTCTTTGAATCGAAACCCATCTGCGCCAACCGCATTGGCTGCAGTGTTATACAAACCCGTTACAGCATCCGCCATAACACCGGGAACCGCAGCAACACCTTTAACAGCCGCCCGTGCGGTCAGACCCAATTGGCGTCCAACACTATTCGGGGCCTGTTCCGTCTTCGCTGCTTGCTCAAGCCAGGCCGCATGCTCTGGATTGTCCAAATCCAGTTCATACCGCTTGCCATTTGGCAATTCGTAGACTTTAGCGGCCACTCGGAACCTCTCGAACACCTGGGGGAAGCTTAATAGCGGTTCCGGGAGGTTGGCCCGCAGGGGCAATAACTGGCGCAGTTTGCATCGGAGGCACTTGAACATCGCCAAAATCGTAGGCGGTCATGTCTTCAGTTTTCAATGCACGATTGAGGGCTTCACGGGAAGTTTGATACTGCGCTTGCCTACGCTTGGCAATAGTAACAAGAACGGATGAAAGTACCTTTCTCGCTTGCGGGCTTTGCTGAATCTGGGGCAAACTTTGTGCAATTTGCGCGGCTTCTTCTTTGGTTACCCCACGGTTTCCGCCGTATTGGCCGATGAGTTGCTGAACCGACTCTTGGGCAAGGGAGTTAAAGACTTGCGTATTTGCAAGCTTCGCTTCGTCCACAGGGAGACCGGCTTGACGAGCAAGGCCTGCAACAAAAACAATGGGATTCGCTGCGGGGCCTGAGACAATCCCGGCGTCGTCCAATGCGCCCATTTGGGTCAGTGTGGTAACAAGGGCTCCCGCAGAACGAGCAGATGCCCCCATTTCCTGATTGTCTTTAACAGCCGCTTTCGCCCATTCCTCAAAGCCAACCTTTTGGCCTGGAAGAGTCGGAGCAAAAGTGGAACTCTGATTGACATTCGTTTCCTTCGGGGCCCACTTCAGGTCTACTTTTCCATTTGGGCCATAGAGCAAAGCATAGCGGTCCTTGCCCGATTGCACAATTTCCGGGGCCTTAACTCCAGGGGACGTATAGCCTTGCGGGATAATCCCGCTTTGAATAATCCCCAACCCACCCTGCGCATCGGTGTCTTTTAGCAAACCGCCAGCAGCTAGAATTCTCGCTTGCTCTCTCGCAGCAAGTTTTTCTGCAATTTCCTGCTCTCTTTTCTGCTGTTCCAGGCCAAACGCACGCACTCCGCCACGACGAGAAGCCATAGCTTTGGAGATAGCAGAAGTCTTATCGGGATTGGAGACAAAATCTTGGTACTCCTTTTGCCTTTCCGCATCGTTTTGCATACGGACGGATTCAATCTCGGAACCTGCATAGGCGTTTTGGGAGCCAGCAATTGTCCCCGAAAGTGCCTGCGCCAAGGCCCCTAGGCCACCAGTTTTCACAGCAATCGGGGTTCCAGTGCCCCCGGGGACAAATTGAGTCGGCTGTCCCTGCATGAATTGCTGCTGCATCGCCTGGGCAATGGCCTGCCTTCTCCGCGCATCTTCAATCTGAGCGAGATATTCTGGGGGCATGTCCCCAACTTCAAAGGCGGGATTAGCCATTATTTGCCCATCCCTGTGAAGAGGTTATATTTGCCATTGGACAGGGTGCCGGCAAGGCCAAACAGGCTATTCGTGGTTTGGTTGTTTTGTGCAACCCCGGCATTATACTGTCCGAGATTTGCATTGTAGCTATTCTGCGCCGTCCCCATGACATCAGGGGCGGATTGGTTCGGCGTTTGATATTGGGCATTTCCTTGCGGGGCATTGACCTGGGAACCAGAGCGAAAGGCGTTTAGCTCATTCAGAGGCTGATTACGAAGCATCAATGCCTCACTAATACTCTGCTGCCTTGCCTGATTGCCAAACTGTGCATTTTGCAGCCCCGTGGTAAAACCCTGCGTGGTCGCAAAATCCCGGACACTCCCATAGCTGCGATTCTTCGCATCCATGAAATTTTCCATAGCCTGATTGTAGGCAGGGGTTCCGGGGACAAAACCCTGGGCGCCGAGGCGAGACTCCAAAGCCCTTTGATCCTGAGTAATTTGCGGATCAAGGTAGCGGGTCCCTTGGGAGTAATAGGCATCGGCGACCGTTTGGTTGTAGTTTGGCATCCCGTTGGCGTCGGTCGTGCCGTAGTTCATGCCGGGGATATTGGAGACATCAACGGGGCCTTGCAGGCCACTTTGCGCGTTGTTCAAAAGCGCCTGGCTCATTCCCTGCTGGGTGTCGTAGAGGCCCTGCTGGGAATTGTTCAGGGAATTCGTCAAGGTCCATTGGCCGTTGGCGTCTTTGCTCCAAGTCTGCGAACCATCGGGGCCAATTTGGTTAACCCGGGAATCCTTTAGGAGTTTGTCATACAGGGCATTTTGGGCGACAGTTTGCTTATCGAGCAAAGCCGAATAATTCGGAGTGGACGGCATATCCGGGCCACCAAGGGCACTATTGGCAACCCCCAACCCAGCAGAGATTAGCGGGGCATAATCGGCCAGCCCAGCCAGCCCCGAAAGCAAAGACGACCCAGCCACAGCAGAACCCCCACCTAATGCGGGGGCGGCAGCGCCAGCGACCCCTAAACCTGAACCCGTCCCGCCCAGCCCGGTGCTGAGAAGGGGGCCAGAGCCCCCGGTAATTGTGCCGGCGCCCCCTAAACCGGTGCCCAGCCCCGTTTGCGAAGCCAGCCCCAATTCGGGCAGACCGGCCGCACCGGAAATTGCGCCAGCGCTAACCCCAGACCCACCAAGACTGCCCCCGCCTACAAAACCTTGCGCCGCAGAGCCAAGAAGCCCCGTTGCGACCAAACCTGCCCCACCAACCAGAGCGGGAACGGCAAACTTAAGCGCAGAGCCAATCCGACTAGTTATGGACTTTTTATTCTGTTCCGAAACATCAGCAGCTGCAACATTATAATCGGCTACCGCAGGCCCGATTGCAGCGAAAACGGCATCCTGCATTCTTTTCGCGACAGCCGGCGGCATGGGGGGCGCTTGGTCCTGATCTTGCGGACCATACATTCTAGCCGCAGCTTGCCACTCTTGAAATTCAGGATCATTTTTTTGCGCATTCTGCCCCGCTTCTTGCATGAGCTTGATATAAGCTTTATAGCGGGTCGTCGTGTTTCCGCCCATCAGGTCTTTTTGAACCTGCGGGGGCAAAGCCGCCAGCCATTGCTGCATTTCGGGGGTCATTGTTGCCATTTTTTGCTCAAGAAAAAAGCCACAGATCGGGAAAACCTGGGGCTATTGCTGAGCCCAAGTTTCCCGAAGTGTGACTTCGAGTAAGGGGAAGTGTAGGGAAAAGGGGGGTTAAAAGCAACCAAAAGCGGTCGATTTAATACCCCATACCAGAACCAACAAGAAGACGGGACTCCGCGCCAAGATAGCGGATGGTGGAGACTTGACTTGCCACCTGAACGTAAACGGCTTTCCAGGACTTGGATAGGTCCGCCGGCGCCCGCCAGTCTTGGAGGACGGAGGCGGAACTGGCCCAATAGCTGGAACCCCAAATCGCCGTGCCCCAAACAGAATAGGGGACAGAACTTGACGGGGAAATGACAGCGCCGTCGGGATTTGTCTCGAAGTCGTTTGCCATTGCCAGAATGTAAGAAAAAGGGGCATTTGGCTGGAAGAACGGCCGCATAGCCACCACCCGCTTTGTCCGCTGATAACCCAATCGGGTGTAGGAGGAAAGCATTGTGGCGACAATATCCGCCCCAACATCGTCCGTGCCTTCGACTTTCTGGACACCGGTATCAGTGCAGAAATAAAGGTCGCTGTTTAGCAAGCAGAAATTATTTGCCTGCCAGCCGGAAAAACTGCACCAAGCCCGGCTGTTGATTTGAAGGCAATATTGAAGACGAATGGGGGAGGACGGGACGTTAAGAATAAGCAGTGGAATGGCCGGCTGAAGGGTAATTTGCCAGCCATCACTTGTTCCAAAGTCCGTGGCAAGAACAGAGAGAATTGGCTGAATGTTATTGCTGATGGATTGGGTATATTCCACAGCGACAGATTGCAACGCTTTGGAAAGGGGGAAAACACCAACTTCGGAGAGATAGATCAAATCCCCAGCGGCCTTGGTGAAGGGTTGCAGACCAAGCGGCTTGCCGATGTAGTAAACACCCTCATTAACCCAAGTGGCTGCCGCAGAGGGATCATCCCCTTGGAAAATCGCCACTTCCCCCTGAGAAGTAACCACGGCCAGCTTATCATTCGCCCCGACGCCACCGTCAATTGTCCATGTGCCAATGGCAACAATTTTCCCACCACGGCGAAAAATCGCCCCTAGCTCATAAGTGACAGTTGCCCCCGAAATGGAATTTACTGCAAGATATTCCAGGGTGAGGGTGTTTTTCCGGACAAGAAAAATTCTTTGCCGATAGGTTTCAATGTAGGAGTATTCACTCGTCGCTGTTGCGCCGAAGGTAGCAACCGAACTCCAAGCAGCCCCATTGTACTGCTTCAGAGTATCCACTCCATTAACCATCATGAGATAGTTATTCGCCCCGGTGGCAATGTTTGTCGCGATTGTCCGGCCATCGGTTAGGGCAATGGATAATGCCGGCAAAGCCCCAGCAGCAGTGACGTTATAAACGCCAGTATTTGACGTAGCCCAAAGGCTCTCCACCCCGGCGTTGCTGGAATAGTTCCAAAGGCGGAGAAGGGGGGAAGCGGCACCTGTCACATGATTCGCATTCCCCGGCCGCATTTCCAGGGCATCAGGGTACGGAATCCAATTGTCCAAAACCAGCGCCTCATCCGGGGCCATCGCCATGAGGTTTGCCTGGGCGTTAATCCCCCTTGTCGGCGCTACGAGGATTTTGTCGCGATTTGTTGGCATGGGATTTTTTCGGCTTAGACGGGCCAGCTTCCGGCCGGGACAACAACTCCAGGGACAATGCCTGGGCGACCGGAATCGAGCCAGAGTTTCGCAAAGCCCTCGTTGTAGAGGTTTTTCCCAATAGCGTCAAGATATAAGGCATGGTCATCGCTCCAGTCTTCGCCCTTTTTCTTCGCCCAGTTCCAGGTGAGCCCGCGAAGAATGGCGATGTCGGGGAAAACAAAGGAATCGTCGTCTACGGTGAAGGATTGCTTCAGGGTTCCCCCAGCAGAAACGACGATTAGTTTGGAGTACATTTGCACGGACATGGTATGTCCGGCCACCATGTT